GATACGGGGCTGGGCAAGACCCTGATGCAACTGTCATGGGCTGACGAGGTGGCATCGCACACGAATGGCGCGGTGCTGATCCTGGCGCCGCTGGCCGTGTCAGAGCAGACCATCGAGCAGGGTTCCACGTTCGGCATCACGGTGCGGCGGGTTCCGCACGGTGGCTCACCGGATGCGCCTGGCGTCTGGATCACGAACTACGAGCGTATGGATGCCATCGACTTCGGCGGCTTGCACGCGCTTGTGCTGGACGAATCCAGCATCCTCAAGGCGCACGATGGCAAGACGCGCACGCGCATCATTGAGTCGGCGCAGGGCATTCCGTACCGCCTGAGCTGCACGGCCACGCCAAGCCCTAACGACTTCGAGGAGCTGGGCAACCAGTGCGAGTTCCTGGGCGTCATGACGCGCACGGAGATGCTGGCCACGTACTTCGTCAACGACACCGGAGACACCGGCACATGGCGCCTGAAGGGATGGGGTGCCTCGAAGTTCTGGGAGTGGATGGGCACATGGGCCGTGGTGCTGCGCAATCCTTCGGATCTCGGGTTCGACGGTTCGCGGTACGTCCTGCCGGCACCGCAATACCTCGAGCATGTGGTCGAGACAGACCCGCTGGGCAACGACCTATTCAGCCGGCCTGCGCAGACATTGACAGAGCGCCGCCAGGCGCAGCGCGGGAGCATTGAGCAGCGGTGCCAGGCGCTGGCCGATGTGGTCAATTCGGAATCGTCTGAGCCGTGGCTGATCTGGTGCCATTTGAACGACGAGGCCGAATTGCTGCAGAGCCTGATTCCTGGCAGCATCAACGTGCAAGGGTCAGACAGTGCCGAATACAAGGCCGAGCAGATGATGGCCTTCAGCCGTGGCGCTCTGCGCGTGCTCATCAGCAAGCCGAAGATTTGCGGCTTCGGCATGAACTGGCAGCACTGCGCACGCATGGCGTTCGTCGGTCTGGATGACTCGTTCGAGAAGTTTTACCAAGCCGTGCGCAGATGCCATCGGTTCGGCCAGAAGCGCAGCGTGCAGGTGCATCTGTTCACCGCCGAGAACGAAGGCCAGATTCTGCTGAACCTCAAGCGCAAGGAGGAGCAGCATCACGAAATGAGCGCGAACATGATCGAACACATGAAAGACATCATGAACCATGAGCTGTCTGGGCAGCAAAACATCGTGGACGAATACCGCGAGGACACTCACGAAGGCGACGGGTTCACCGTGCATCTGGGGGACTGTGTGAAGTGGACCCGGCGCATGGCAGACAACAGCATCGATTACTCGGTGTTCTCGCCCCCGTTCGCTGATCTGTTCGTCTACTCAAACAGCGACCATGACATGGGCAACTGCCGCGACGATGCGGAGTTCGTGGCCCAGCTGCGCTACCTGATCGGAGAGTTGTTCCGCATCATCAAGCCTGGGCGCAATGTCAGCTTCCACTGCATGAACCTGCCGACCACCAAGATGCGGCAAGGGTTCATCGGACTGCGCGACTTCCGGGGCGACCTGATCCGCGCATTTCAGGATGCCGGCTTCATCTACCATTCAGAGGTGTGCATCTGGAAAGACCCGGTAGTGGCCATGCAGCGCACCAAGGCGCTTGGGCTGCTGCACAAGACCATCCGAGAAAACGCCAGCATGTCACGCATGGGCCTGCCTGACTACGTGGTGACGATGCGCAAGCCTGGAGACACCGAGCCGCGTGTAACGCATGGCGATGATCTGCCTGTCATGATGTGGCAGAAGTACGCCAGCCCGATCTGGAGCGACATCGACCAGGGCCGCACGCTGAACAAGCTGCCGGCCCGCGACGAGAACGACGAAAAGCATATGTGTCCGCTGCAACTGGACGTCATTGAGCGGTGCATCCATCTGTGGACCAATCGAGGAGACTTGATCTTCAGCCCTTTTACTGGCATTGGTTCTGAGGGCTACTGCGCAGTGAAGATGGGCCGCAGGTTTGTCGGCACTGAACTGAAGCCGCAGTATTGGGAACTGGCCGTCGAGAACATCACCGACGCCACACGCGAGCAGCGCGGGCTTTTCGCAGCATGACCCGAGGCCGCGAAACCCTGCGCGAAGTCATGCTTCGCAATCAAACCGCGATGGACCGCTACGCCGCCATCAGCGGCAAACCCCGCGTACTGCTGGACATCCCGCCTGAGCCGGCCAAGCGCGGGCCGCGCAAACCGTCAGGCCAGCCCACAGAGGCGCAGATTCTCAAGGCCATCGTGGCGCTGCTGAAGCACCATCCGAGGGTCGCCCAGTGCTGGCGGCAGAACTCGGGCACGTTCCAGGAGCGCAACCGCGACGGGTCTGTGCGGTACATCCGGGCGAACACCGCCAAGGGCATGAGCGACATCATGGGCGTGCTAAAGGACGGCCGCACGCTGGCCATTGAGGTCAAATCCGCCACCGGTCGCATGCGTCCAGGCCAGGAGGAATTCCTCTCCACGATCCGCCAGGCGGGCGGCGTGGCCGGGGTTTGCCGGTCGGTTGAGGATGCGGTGGCGTTGCTGGCATGACCCCCGAAGACACCTACCGCGCCAGCGCCTGCGACGGCAAGGTGGGCTTTGCCACGTTCACCCAGGCCCGCGTGGTGGCCGAGCGCAGCACCAGGCGCGGCAAGAGCCGGCAGATTTACCACTGCGTCCACTGCCACCAGTTCCACCTCGGGCGCAGGCCGCTTAGCAGGCGGCTGAAGCCTGTCATTGAAGATTGACCCTATGCCACGGCGCGGGCTTCGCGCCATTAACTGGAGAACCCAAGTGAAAAAAGCACTCACTCTCATCCTCGCGGCCACGCTGGCGACAGCGGCCTATGCTTCGTGCCGGTATTACACCGTCACGATCAACGGGCGCACGATGTATTGCACCGAGTGCTGCATGGGCACGGGCGCGCTGCGGACTTGCAATGTGACTTGCAACTGAGGTTATGGCGCATAACGTGGCCGGTAACCTGCCGGCCGCCAAGGCCGGTCAGGTTGACTGGCGGGGTTAGGCGTCTTGCACAAACGATGGAGAGCAAAGAATGAGCAGCTACAAGAAGATCCCGACAAGTGCCGAAGTGTGGGCTGTGATCCATGCGCGGCACCGTGGCGAACTCAAGGTATTCAGCAGCTACAGCGCACCGGATGGTGACCCGCACGGCGACCCGAAGCAGGGCCGCATGTGTACCGCTTACGGCTTTGAGCGCGGCGACTGGCCGGTGATTGAAGCCCGCACGACCTGGGACATTGAGCGCGACGACAGCGGCAACGCCAAGCCGACGCGCAAGAACGAGCGGCACGAATACTGGTTGTGCGCCCCGGTGCAGCCTGACGCCTAACGCATGAATTCACCGGCTGCCGAAGGCAGTCCGGTGGAATGACGGGTTAGCCGGCACCCGACCAATGCCGGCGAACAACCGAAGGATGCAAGCGTGAAGCTGTGGATTGACACCGAATTCAACGAGTACCGAGGCGCCCTGATTTCGCTGGCGCTTGTGGCAGAGGATGGGCGCGAGTGGTACGGCGTGCGCTACTGCGATGACCCGGGCTGGTGGGTTGGCGAGCATGTGATGCCACATCTGAACCAAGAACCGCAGCGTGACGGGGAACTGCGGCTGAGCTTGGGGCACTTTCTGGCCGGGTTCGACAGCGTGCACATCGTCAGTGACTGGCCCGGCGACATCGCGCATTTCTGCAACTTCTTGGAATACCGGCCAGGCGACCGCATCGGCCCAGACCGCATGACCTTTGAAGTGCGCCGCGATCTGCCTGACACCGCGACAACTTCGGCCGTGCCACACAACGCACTGGAAGATGCGCGGGCGCTGGCACGCGGAGCTGTTGGTGCCGGCTAAAGTGAAATAGGCCGCACGCTTTCGGCCTGACTGAACCAACAACCACACATGGCATACGACAACACGAACAGCGGACTTCTGGCCCGCAACGACAAGCAGGGCAACGATTCCAGGCCGGACTATCGTGGCAGCATCAACGTCGACGGCCGCGAATACTGGCTCAGCGCCTGGATCAAGACCGGGCGCGACGGCACGAAGCTGGCGGGCCAGAGGTACATGAGCCTGTCGGTGCAACCGAAGGGCGACTGGGGTACGCCTGCACCGGCACCGGCCCACGCCCCTGCACCGGCCCCGGCACCGGCACCGGCCCGCATGACCCAGGACCAGCGCGATGCTATGGCCATCCGCGACAGGGAACAGCGGGCGCGTCAAGCCCCTGCGCCTGCACCTCGGGCGCCGACGAGTTTTGATGACATGGACGACGACATCCCGTTCTGACCATTGACTCCGGCCCGCGATGCGGGTCTATACTGACTGCCCCCTAACCTGCGCCATCCGGATGCGTCTGGCTGGCTCTAGGAGTTCACAATGAGCATCTGCTCGCACGACGGCGAGCGCCGTTACACGCGGCGCGTTTTCGCCAACGGCACAGTCCACATTTGCATTCAGTGCATGGACTGCCTCGATGTGGTTCTATCCCCCCTGCACAACATGCGGCCATGGATCAGGCTTGACGAGGTCCCCGCCGGGCAAGTCATCCATGAGTGGATCGACTCAGAGCACGCGGTACGACAGGAGGGGCTGTTCTGATGGCCGCGACAATCGCAGACTTCGCAGCCACCTATGTGCGCAAGTACGGGTTTTCCCTGGTGCCACTGCCGCCAGGCGCAAAGCGGCCGCTGTCAGACAACTGGGGCAACGAGTGCATCACAGACCCTGAGCAGGCGCGCAGCTACTACGAACGAAGGCCCAGCGCGAACATCGGCGTGGCCCTCGGGCCGTCCAGGCTGTGCAGTCTGGACATCGACGACCTGGACGCGATGCGCACCATCTGCGCCGAGTTTGGATGGGACATCGACGCGCTGGCACAGAGCGCGCCGACGATCCAGGGGAGAGCGCCAGGGTTTCGCATCATGTTCCGCGTGCCGGACGGCCTGGAACTGCCGTATCACTCGCTGACATGGCCGCGCCAGGATGACGCTGGAAAGCGGTTCACGGTCTTCGAGATTCGCAGCGCGACCGACCAGCAACGCCAGGACGTCTTGCCGCCGAGCATTCACCCGGACACGGGTAAACCCTACGTCTGGCTGACGAAGCCGAACGGCACGATACCGGATCCGCCTGCGTGGCTTCTGGCGCTGTGGCAGAACTGGGCCGCGCTCAAGCCGCAATTGCAGGGCCTGTGCCCGTGGGCGCCGCAACGGCCGACACCAAAGCCTCCGAAAGCCCCCGCACGGCCGGCAAACGATAGCACAAGCCCGAGCGTGATTGACGCCTACGAGCGGGCGCACAGCATCGAAGCGGCCCTGACGCAGTACGGCTACAAGCAGCAGGGCAAGCGGTGGCTTTCACCGCACTCTGGCACCGGCCTGGCGGGCGTGATCCTGTTCGACGGCAAGGCGTGGATTCACCACGCGTCAGATCCGCTGTGTAGTGACGAGAGCGGCCAGCTGGTTGGCGCGTTCGATCTCTATCGGTACTACGAGCACGGCGGTGACATCCGCAAGGCCGTGAAAGCCGCCGCAGAGTCGCTGGGCATGAAGCCAGAGCCGCGCAGCAGGCCGACGATACCCGCAGGCGCCGTCGTGCAGCGGCCGCAGGCCGCGCCAGCGGTGCAGGGGTCCGAGGTCATTGACGCCGACACCGGGGAAATCGAGCCGATTCCTCCCGAGTTCTCCGACGACTCGCTGGCGCTTGAGTTCGTGGCGCAGTTCGGGGCTGGTCTTCGGTGGTCCCCGGGACTCGGCTGGATGCACGACGAAGGCACGCACTGGAAACGCGACGACCACCTGATCCGGTTTGACTTGGCGCGCAAGACGGCGCGCACTGTGGCCATGCTGGCAGACGCCAAGATCCGCAAGCCGATCACCAGCGCGAAGACCGTCAACGCCCTGCTGTTTCTGGCGCAGTCTGACCCGGACATCGTGGTGCCGGCGGCACAGTGGGACAACGATCCGCTGATGCTCAACACGCCTGACGGGCTGGTTGATCTGCGCACCGGCAAAACGCACCAGCGAAACCGCCAGCAGTATCTGACGCAGCTTTGCAGAGTATCGCCAGACGCAGGGCAGAAAACAGAGCATTGGCTCCGGTTCGTTTCTCAGGTGTTCGTGGATGACGCCGACACAATCGAATTCGTGCAGCGCATGTGCGGATATTGCCTGTCAGGCGATAGGCGAGAGCAAAAACTGTTTTTCGCGCACGGGCAGGGCAGCAACGGAAAATCTACGCTGCTGGACATCCTGATGTGGATTATGGGCACCTATGCGCTGAAACTGCCCACGACGGCGCTGATGGCAAGCCGAAACGAGCGCCATCCGACCGAGCTGGCCCAGCTTCACGGCAAGCGCCTGGCCGTCAGCAACGAGCTCGAGGAGGGCAGCTTCTGGGCTGAGGCGCGCATCAAGGAACTCACCGGAGACGAAACCCTGACGGCGCGATTTATGCGGCAGGACAACTTCACGTTCACTATGAGCCACAAGCACCTCATTGCAGGCAACCACAAGCCACGGCTGAAGGGTGGCGACCCCGCAATGGCCCGCCGCATGGTGCTGGTTCCGTTCCTGCAGAAGTTCGAGGGTGCGGCCAAGGATGTAAAGCTACCCGAGAAGCTGAAGGCGGAAGCCCCTGGCATCATGGCCTGGGCCATTGAGGGCGCCCGCAAGTGGTACGCTGACGGCTTGGCCATCCCTGGCAGCGTTGAGGACGCCAGCCGCGACTACATGGCCGAGCATGACGACATCGCCATGTGGATCGAGGAGTGCTGCAAAACGGACGCAGGAACGCATGCCAGATCGTCGGACCTGTACGCATCGTTCAGGCGATGGAAGCAATCCAGGGGCGAGCATGAGCCTTCGCAGACCGTTTGGGGGGAGAAGATGACCCTTGTTCCGGGTCTTCGCAAGGTGAAGATGGCCGGGATCATGACGCTAAAGGGCATCGACCTGAATGCAACGGAGAAGGCGCGAAATCAGGGTTTACCCTAGGTTTTTTGGTTTAGGGGAGGGTAGGGGATACTTGTCCTGTTTGATACGTCACGCGCGCACACGCACGCGATACCCGATAAACAGGATGACCCTCCCCTAGTCTCCCCTGAGTGGTCACTAACTTTTAGGAGCTGAAGATGGCAAACAAACCAAGATGCCCGAAGAGCCCGGAGGTGATGGATGAGATCGTCCATCGCATCAGCGAAGGCGAGTCACTGCGGTCTGTGTGCCGGGACAAACGGATGCCGAGCATCTGGACTGTGATGGACTGGCAGAGGGACGACGCGGACTTTGCCAGCAGGTGCGCGCGTGCGAGGGAACTCCAGGCCGAGGTAATGGACGAGAAAATACTGTCCGTTGCGGATCGTGTGGAAACTGGCGAGATGGACCCCAATTCTGCGAGAGTGGTATTGAGCGCATACCAATGGCGTGCATCGAAACTCGCCCCGAAGAAATACGGCGACATGATTAAGCTGGCCGGCCATGACGGCGGCGCGGTGAAACTCATTGCGCAGTCAGACGACGAGAAACTGTGACCGATGGCATTCCAGCTAACCGACCGCCAGAAGGCCGCGCAGCAAGTCCTGAGCGGCGACGCCACGCACCTGATGCTGTTCGGCGGATCGCGCAGCGGAAAGACGTTCCTGCTCACGCGCAACGTGGTCTTTCGGGCGCTGAAGGCGCCGAATAGCCGGCACGCGATCTTCCGGTTCAGGTACAACCACCTGAAGGCCAGCGTCGTGCTGGACACGTTTCCCAAGGTGATGCGCGCAGCGTTCCCCGGGGTCGGATGGGACATGCACCAGCAGGACGGTTACGTCAGCTTCCCAGGTGGCTCGCAGATCTGGTTTGCCGGCCTGGACGACAAGGACCGCACCGAGAAGATTCTGGGCCAGGAGTTCGCCACGCTGTATTTCAACGAGTGCTCGCAGATCCCGCTGGGCTCCGTTGACACCGCCCTGACGCGCCTGGCGCAGAAAGCCGAGCAGCAGATCGAAGGTAGATCGCCTGTCCCGTTGCGCCTGCGGGCCTACTACGACTGCAACCCGCCGAGCAAGACGCATTGGACCTACCGCAAGTTCGTAGAGAAGCGCGACCCCGACACCAGGCTGGGCCTGCCACGGCCGGAGGATTACGCTGCGTTTGCGATCAACCCGACCGACAACGCCGCGAACCTGAGCCCGGAATACCTGCGCATGCTGGAGTCACTGCCGGCCAGGATGCGGGCGCGATTCCTCGAGGGCCGGTTTGCCGATGCGAACCCGAACGCCCTGTTCCCAGAGGAGCATATCGACCGATGGCGCGTGCTGGACGGTGCCGTGCCGCAGCTTGTGCGCGTGGTGGTCGCGGTGGACCCGAGCGGCGCGGACGACGAAGCCAGCGCGGACAATGACGCCATCGGCATCGTCGTGGTCGGCCTGGCCACGGACGGCGCGTGCTACCTGCTTGAGGATCTGACCGTGAAAGCAGGCCCCGCAACCTGGGGCCGCGTGGCCGCAGAAGCGTTCGACCGGCACAGCGCCGACTGCATCGTGGCCGAAACCAACTACGGCGGCGCGATGGTGCGCCAGGTGATCGAGACAGCCCGTCCGCGCACGCCGTTTCGCCCGGTGACGGCCAGCCGTGGCAAGGTGGTACGGGCCGAGCCGTTCTCGTCGCTGTACGAGCAGGGCAAGGTCCGGCATGTGGGCATGTTCCCCGAGCTGGAGGACGAACTCAGCGGGTTCTCCACGACCGGCTACACCGGAAGCCGAAGCCCGAACCGGGCCGACGCGCTGATCTGGGGCTTGGCCGCGTTGTTCCCCGCAATCACGGGAGCGACGGCGAAGAAACCGGACATCGCCGGCCTGGTAGTTCCGACTGCGCACCGATGGCGATAGACTTTCACCCGCTCGCGTAGCATAATCGCGCCCGATGCGCAATCCCCGGAGTCCCTGATGGCCAGAGAATCGACCGAACAGCGACTGGTGCGCGTTCATGCGGAGGCCATGCGCGAATTCGACAACATCCAGGGCGCGCTGCGCGACGAGCGCTTGCAGTGCTTGCAGGACCGGCGGTTCTACTCGATTGCCGGGGCGCAGTGGGAAGGCCCACTCGGCGCGCAGTTCGAAAACAAACCCATGTTGGAGGTCAACAAGATCGCGTTGGCCGTGCAGCGCATCTTCAGCGAGTACCGTGCCAACCGCGTGACGGTCGATTTCGTCAGCAAGGAAGGCAAGGAAAACGACCCGCTGGCCGAAACCTGCGACGACCTGTACCGCGCAGACGAGCAGGACAGCGGCGCCAATGAGGCGTACGACAACGCATTCCAGGAGGCCGTGGGCGGCGGCTTCGGCGCCTACCGTTTGCGCGCGGTCTACGAGAACGAGGAAGACGACGAGGACGAGCGGCAGCGGATCAAGATCGAGCCGATCTTCGACGCGGACTCCTCGGTGTTCTTCGACCTGCAGGCCAAGCGCCAGGACAAGGCCGATGCCAAGCGGTGCTTCGTGCTGACCAGTATGACGCATGATGCGTACCGCGATGCGTACAACGACGACCCGGCGTCCTGGCCGAAGGAAATCCACCAATTCGAGTTTGACTGGTCCACGCCTGACGTCATTTATGTGGCCGAATACTACCGGGTCGAGATGGTGGCCGAGACGGTTCGAATCTTCCAGAGCCTGGACGGCAAGGAGGAGCGTTTTCGCGACAGCGAACTGGACGACGATATGCTAGCCCAGCTCGAGGCCATCGGCAGCATAGAGGTGCGCCAGAAGCGCATCAAGCGCCAGCGAGTGCGCAAGTACATCCTGAGCGGCGCCAAGGTGCTGGAAGATGCCGGGTACATCGCCGGCAAGCACATCCCTATCGTTCCGACCTACGGCCGCCGCTGGTTCGTGGACAACGTGGAGAGGTGCGCGGGGCATGTGCGACTCGCCAAGGACGCCCAGCGCCTGGCGAACATGCAGCGCAGCAAGCTGGCCGAGATTGCCGCGCTGTCCAGCGTCGAAAAGCCGATCCTCGTCCCCGAGCAGGTCGCCGGCCATCAGGTCATGTGGTCCGAGGACAATTTGAAGGACTACCCGTACCTGCTGCTGAACCCGATCACGGGCGCAGACGGAAGCCAGCAGGCCGCAGGCCCGGTGGGCTACACCAAGAGCCCGCAGATACCCCCGGCCATGGCCGCACTGCTGCAGATCAGCGAGCAAGACATCCGCGACGTTCTGGGCAACCAGGAGCAGGGCGACAAGATCGTCGCCAACGTCAGCGGCAAGGCCGTGGAGATGGTGCAGCAGCGCCTGGACATGCAGACGTTCATCTACATGAGCAATCACG